TAGATCAAGTCATCAGCAAACTTGACGAAATCGAGGCACAAACAAACGAGCGCGTCAGCGCTGAAACCGCAGCAGTCAAAACCTATGTTCAAACGCTGCTTGACAATGTGCAAGCAAACGTCAATGAGAAGGTTGGACAGCTAGAGTCAAAAGTCGCAGCGATTGGCCCAGCGCCGATCAAGATTGCGCGCACAGTAAAGGCCGATGTCAACCGGCGCACCCTCGAGGGTCTGCGGCAGTTTGTCAAGCGCGATCGCGCAATTGAGCAAGAACTTAAGCTCTTTGTGGACGAGGCAGAAGCTGCTGCGTACATGCGCGAAGCTTCCGCGCTAACATCGGACGGCTTTAATGTTGGCGGTCGCACAGGTTATGACCCTGTGTTTGCAGCTCTTCGACTTGGCAACCCCTTACGCGGAGTTTGTCGCACCGTCGCAACCGACGGCAGCTCGTACCAGTTTAGGGTCAAAACAGGCGATGCTGGTGCAACCTTTGGTTACTCGATTCAAAATAATGGTGCAGCGACAACAGTCGGAACAGCCATTTGGCAGCTCCAACTCAAAGACCTCAACTGCCAGTTCCCGATCCGCACCGCAGCGCTTGATGACATTGATGGCCTTGAGGCAACCGTCGTTGATGACATGCTTGCGGAGTTTGCGCAGGCCGAAGCTCGGTCGATGGTGCAAAACAACGACCAGGCTGGGAGCAGCACGACAAGCACTGGTGGCACAAACGGTCTGCGCGGTCTTGACAGCTACGCTGGCGCAGCAGCTGCCTACACAGGAGGCGCAATTACGGCGCCAGCGTTTGGCAGTTCGGGTACTGCGACATCGGACGGCATGCACACGATGGCGACCTACGATCAAATCACTACAAACGCAAACACGGTTGCGGCCAACAACGTTAGCTATAAAGACATCATCAATTTTATTTACTCTTTGCCGCAGGATTACTGGACCGAGACAGCACGGATTGTTGTGAATCCGATTTTCCTCTCGGGCGTTCGCGGACTGACTGACAATAACGGCAGGGCGGTTTATGTGGACGGACTGGCGCGCAATGACGGCATTGTCGGAGAGTTGGCGGGTTTTCCTGTTGTGATTAACCGCTACCTTGACAATCCGTCTCAGGCATCGGCAGCGGCAGCAGGATCAGTGTCGCGCTTTCCGATGTATTTTGCAGACTGGGCACAGTTTTTCACAATCATTGATCGGACTGCAATGACCCTGCGGCGTTATGACCAGACCGTACCTGGAAGCATAACTTTCTTTGGCGAGCGCAGGCTTGCAACCTCTGTGCGCGATCCTAACGCCGGAGTGCGGTATCGCTCGACCGGAACGGCAGCAGCGTGACTTGGGCCGGGGCAACCCGGCCTTTTTAGAGGAGTCATGATGGGCATGTTGCAGGCGCTGCAGGAATTAAAAAAAACAGGTCGTGCTGTCCTAGAGGCTTCTGCGCTCACGGGCAGCGGCTCAAGTGTTGGCGGACGCGTTGAGGCTGCCGACACCTTTGCAAGCTTGCGCTTTGCAAACCCTTTTCGCGCCGCCGCAAGTCAGCAGACAATCGATCAGTCAGATATTCAATTCGTCATCAAAAGCGGCAATGCGGCAAACAGCACAAACCCTTGGCTGTATGCGCTTACGCCCGATTCCGGCTCGCCCAATGTTGCGACGAGCATCTGGCAGTTGCCGATGCGCGTTGTTGCTGCGCAGCTGCCTGTTCGCTCTGCAGCGTTTGAGGATATCCCAAATCTCGCACAAACTCTTGAGTCCGACCTTGAGCTTGAGTTTTCGGCGCTTGAAGCTCAGTCGATGGCGGTCAACAATGACCAGGCAGGCTCTGCCACAACATCCACGGGCGCAACCAGCGGTCTGCGCGGTCTTGCAATGTACGCAGGCACAGCAGGCTCGGCTGCAGCATTTGGAACGTCAGGGACCGCAATAACCAACGGAATTCATACAATTCGCACCGTTGGCGTTACCGCAGGAACTTGCCTGCGCAGCGATTTAATTGCGCTAGCCAATGCGCTGCCTGGTCAGTATTGGTCGATGCAGGGCACTGCATGGATGATGCACCCGACCGTGATTCAGCTTTTGCGTGCGCAGGGTACAGCAGCTCCGACTTTTGCTGATGTCGGCACCAATGACGGCGGCGCGCTTGTGCATGTCTTTGGTTGGCCTGTTATTTGCAATAGTTTCTTAAGCAGCGGCGCAACCGCAGGCGACTTTCCAATTTACCTTGCGAATTGGCCGCGTTTTATGCACATTGTTGATTATGGCGCAATGACGATGCGGCTCATGGACCAGACCCAACCAGGCACGGTGACGCTCTTTGCACAAAAGCGCCTTGTCTCAACCGTTCGCGACGTTTTTGCTGGGGTTAGGGCGATTAGCACATGAGCACAATCAACACTACTTTGCCAAACGCACCTTGGAATGCACAAAAAGCGGTGCATACCTCGCGCGATTTGGTAACTATGTGGCTAACAACCGATGAAATCACAAGTCAACTAAATTTATTTGGAGATGATTCGCAGGACGTATATTTAGAGAGTTTAGAGCTAGCAACACGCATGACGATTGAGGACTATCTTGGAGTGCCAATTTTTGCAAACAGTTTTGCCGCTTATTACAAGTTCAGCGAAAATGTCTTGCTGCCTATCTATCTTGCTTTACCACAACACTCACAAAGCGGCGTAACTATTAACGCTGTTAAGTACTACAACACTGCTGCAACGCCTGTTCTGACAACAATAAATGCGGCCAATTACTTTTACGATGTAACAGGTGCGCAGGTAATTTTGACAGTCGCGCCGAATGATGTAAACGCAGAGATGGCTGCACCTTTAGAGGTTACCTGGACCAATGCAGCGTCAGTGCTGGGCCAATATCCTGTTATTAAGCAGGCAGCGCTTTTGCTGATCGCTCATCTTTATAACCAGCGCGCAGATACGTCAGAAAGAAAGCTCCACAATATACCGTTTGGCTTGCAAGCCTTGCTGCGTCCATACAAGCCGTTGGTAATGTGATGGTGCGCGTTGAGCAAATTGGTGTCAACAATTTGACGTTTGCAAAAACGAACATGGGTGAGCAAACAACCACCGAGACGCTATGGTTTAACACTCGCGCACAAAGCGAAAACCCGCGAGGAAATCAAAAGATACAAGAGCACTACAGACAGTATGACGACGTTGCGCACCTTATGGTCAACTACACGCCAAACATCAAAACAATTATTGACAATACCCACGCCCATTCAATAACGTACCGTGCAAAATCTTGGCGGATTGACAATGTATACGAGCACCCAGACCGGCAGTTTGTGACTATTACTTGCTACCGCAATGATCCAGCAACAGCAGTGTAGAGATGGGACAAAACAGCACGCTAACGTATTCGCAGGCGCTGCAAACACAATTACAGGCAATCGTTACGCCGACACCAGTATATGCAGCGTTTAATCGCAATTTTGCAACCGAGCCAACTTTTATCACATGGACCCTGCGATCTGTGCACCAGCCGGTGTATACAGGACCGCAAAGCAATAAAGGAATCGATCGGCCAGTCTGTCAGGTCAACGTGTATGCACAAATCATGCAAACGTGTTTTGAAAAGGCGCAAGCAATTGTCAATGCGCTGCATGGTTATCAAGGCACGCTTGGCGGCTTGTTTTATGTAGCAAAAATTGACGTCGATTTTCTTTTTAATACATACGACAACGACAATAAACTACACGAGATTGTTTTAGACATGACTCTAGATATACCTTCGTGAGGTTATTATGGCACTCCCTAATAAAGTTCTACCGGGTTTTGTTGCGTCGTTATACATGCAGCCGGGCGCTTCGCCGACTGCGGTGACGCAAGCAAATTTGTCTGTGCTTGCCACCATAGCGGCAATTGCTGTTTCGGCAAACGAGCTTGAGGTTCAGGCCATTCCTCTTTTCGGTCAAGAGGACGCTGTGGCCTCATTCATGGCTGCAGGACGGCGGCAGAGCGACAAGATTCCTGTGCAGTCTGCGCCTGCGAGCATGACGCTGACGGCTGCGTGGAACCCGGCAAATGCCAATATCTTGCTCATTCGCGGCGATGCGGCTTCAGGGCTGATCGATCGCACTTTTGTGATTGCTGCAAGCGCAAGCGCGTCAGATATTGTTTATTTTGCGTTCAATGGTCGCGTGTCGCAGTTCACGGTTGATCCAGCACCAGGCGCAGAAGCGCAATGCACTTTTACAATTCATCCGCGAGGCAATCAGTATGGATGGTCGAACACTGCTTGAGGTGCTTAACGACATGATGACAACCTCTAAGCCGCTCGACAGCATTGCTCTGCACGAGCGGTTTGCGCTCGCCGAAGTTGAGGAGGTGATTTCAAAAGCAGAAAGCGGATCGGTTGAGGAGGTTTGTCTGACCGTCATGCGTAAATTTGCTATATGTCCACCGACAACCTCCTCGGATATTTAGCAGCGCAAGCGCAAACCGGTGACAAATACTGGTTTGGGTATCCCCAGCAGAGAGTCATCAACATTGCGCTTTGTCACAGAATCGCTGCGAGGCATGCGGATAAGTTGTCACCCGCGCAGATTGTGGATTATGTGTTGCAGCTGAACGATCAGATGTATAGAAGGATTGTCACTAATGCGCATGCAAATCAAAGGGACGCGTAGTGTTGCTGATGCTTTAGCGGCGCTCCGACAAGAATTTTCGTCAGCAGCAGCGCGTCGCAGCGTTTTGCCAGCATTGCGTAAGGCGATTGAGCCTGCCTACCGCGCAATTCGACCCGCCGTGCCGCGCGATACGGGCAAGCTGCAGGTCAAAACCAAACGCAGCGCAAAGATCTCAACGCAGCGCGACCGCAGGCGTAAATACCACAGCAAAAACAGCCTTGCCTACAGCTACGTCAGCGTGGGCGTGGGATACGTCGATGAGAAGGGCGAGTATCGGCCTGCAGCAGAGTCGCTGGAGTTTGGCTCCGCAGAGCGACCGGCTCAGCCGTTTTTGCGTGCGAATTTTGAGCGCTCTATACCAGCAATGACGCAAGATCTTGCAGAAGGGTTGCAACAATCAATCAACACTTGGGCAACAAAACAACGCGCAAAACGCTAAAGGTAAAACATGACACTACAACACAGGCTGAACGGCTATAAGCGCAGCAAATACAGGACTATAGACTTTGCTGGGCATGCGCTTGAGGTTTACATTCCGACCCGCAGCGAAATGACCCAGCTCGAAAGCAAGTGTCAAGATCCGCCAAATGACCTTGTGGACGAGCGCTATCAGCGGTTGACCGAGTCGCTCTGGCGCAGCTCAAAAGAGGGCGACGAGGGCATTAAAACGACAGAGGGCGACGTTCTTGTGCGGGGCCAAAGTCTTAAACAAACAGCGCGCTGGTTGAGCATCATGGAATTGCGCGAGCGCGCAATGATTGGGTTGATTGGTTTTCGCGAGGGCGATGATCTTTTTGCGCTTGGATACGACGAGATTGCAGAAACGTTTTCCGAGGGCGAGATACGCGATCTGGTTGCTGCAGTCGAGGCTGTGGTCAAGCCAAGCTACAAGGCCACCGAAAAAAACTGAAGCGATCGCTGTTGCGCCAAGTGCGAGCAGCAGCGATCTTCAATGGTTTATCTCCTGATGAGTTTGACGCACTTGACACTGAGACGACCCAGGAACTTGAAGTGTTGTATCGGGATGGTCTTATTGGAGGACGCGCAGGCGTGCTGTATGCAAGCCATATCATGGCGCTGCTGCACGCGCTAGGCTCGGCATTCTCAAAAGGCAATCGCCCGCTCAAGCCGGCTGACTTTTTTCCGCACATCGAGGCGTACTTTAAGCCGCCCGAGTTGCCGCGCCAAGAGCGAGACTTTTTGGCATTTACAATGTTGCCGGGTTTTAAGCCTGAGTTTCTAGAGATCCTGCGCCGTGGCTAAAACGATCGCAGCATTGCAAGTTGCGCTCGACCTTGAAAGCGCACAATTTGTCAAAGCCTCGGACGAGGCCAAGCGCAAAGCCAACGAGCTTTCCGACAGCCTCGAGGCATCCGGCAGTCGCGCAAGTAAAGCAAGCGGCGGAGTCCAGCAGCTTGCCACCAGCAAATCACAGCTCGGCGACGTTGCGCGCAACGCTGGTTATCAAATCCAAGACTTTGCAGTCCAAGTTGGGTCTGGACAGAGCGCGGTAGTCGCGCTCGGTCAACAACTGCCGCAGCTTCTTAGTTCGTTCGGCACGTTTGGGGTCGTGCTAGGCACGCTCGCGGCGATCGGTATTCCTCTTGTATCGGCTGGATTTCAAGCCTTAGTTGGAAATCTTAAGACAGCTGAAGAGGCAAGCAAAGACTTAACGTCGGCATCAAGTGCATTCACCGCAGCGAACAATGCAGCAAGTCAATCGCTTGCGCAACTAGCAGGCGTGTTTAATGCGCAAGCAGGACCAGCCTTGAAGATGCTTTACGAGCAACTTTTGACCATTGCACAGCTTAATCTTGCCGACAAAATGCGCGATTTTGCCAATTCATTCATTGGCAATTTTGCGTCAATTGCGCGTCTAGCGATGCCTGAGTTTTTACGAGTGTTCATGGACACGCCTGGCGAAAAGCTTGGCAAGCAATTTGGTATTACCGCTGATGAGGCAGAGAAGCTTCTTGCGACGTTGCGAGAATTTGAGCGCGGAACTGTGCCTTTTGTGGTGTTGCGCGATCATGTGCTTGCATTGCAATTGCAAACAAGAAAAGCAACAGAGGAAGGGCGCGCGAACATTCAGCAGCTGCTTAAAACGCTAACAGATTTTGAAGAGGCGCGCTCAAGGCTAACGCCGCCACAAAAAGCAGCGCAGGACGAGGCAAAAAAAGCAGCCGATGCAAGGGCTGCGTTTATTGAACGCATGCAAATTGAAAGATTGCGACTCGCAGGTCTTCCAGAAGATGGTATAACGGGTGCTGAAGCGGTGCTTATGCTAGAGGCCGCAAAACATGGCAGAGAAGCAGAAAGGCAAGCGCTCAAAACAATTCAACTACAACGAGCTTTAAATGCCGAAAAACAAAGTCAAAAAGAACTTGACGAGCTAATTGATAAATTGCAAAAAGAGCACACAAAAGAACTGCAAAAACAACGGCAGGAGGCTGAGGCAGCAGAGAGGGCTGAACACTCTAGGAGAATACAAGCCAAGCGTTTTGAGCAGCAGCGCATGGCAGACATTGCAGACAAGCTTGACGCTGCGCGCACGCCACTGCAGATACTTGACGCTGAGCTAGAGCAGATCCAGCGCGACTTTTTAGCGATGCGCATTACCTTTGAAGAGGCAGAATTGCTCAGCTCAAAGGCCGTTGACAACCTCGCCAAGTCAATACGCAAAACAAAAGAACCTCTTGATGAGCTTATGCGCATGGTTGACCGCACAGGTGAGCGGTTTACAGACGCATTTGTGCAGATGGCGCTCACAGGCAAAGTTGCAATGGGCAACATGGTCAACTCAATTGTTGCCGATCTGTTTCGGATGTCGGTCAAAACAACGATTACCGACCCTTTGTTTGCCTTTATTAAAACTGTCCTTCCGATACCGGGCAGGGCTTTAGGTGGCCCAGTGGCGGCCAATCAGCCTTATTTAGTCGGCGAGAAGGGACCGGAACTTTTTGTGCCGCGTTTTGCGGGAACGGTTGTTGCTAATTCAGGAATGTCAACAGGCAATCAAACCGTCAATAATTACTACATCAATGCAATTGACACAAAGTCGTTTGAGGACCGGTTGCTGCAAAGCAATAAAACGGTTTGGGCCGCGCACACTTACGCAAGCAAGTCGCTCTCACCCGCAGGCAGGATCTAATGTCATTCCAGACGATTCTTGATATTTCGCAAAGCATTACTGTGAACGCGCGCAAGATGGCCGGGCAGCAAGTGTCGCGCTCCGGCCAAGTGCGCACGCTTGAGTACCTAACTGCGCAGCCGTGGATTTTTACAGTTAAGCCTCACGGGTATCTTTACTTCCCGCACGCGCGCGAGCAACTGCAAACCATTGACAATCTTGATCGCATTACACCAGGCACGATTACGTTTTCTTCTAGCTCGCTCAGTTGGTTTTGTGCCTATCAGGGTCAGTTGACAAGCGCTCAGGCCAGCGCTTTGACGCTCGCATCAGTGCCTGCAGCCAACGCAACAACGATTTCTGTCGGCAATTTGCCAAGCGTCGCGTCGAACACCATTGTGTTTAAAGCAGGCGACGTTTTGCAGCTCGGCAACTTTCCTTATCGCGTCACAACGCAGGTAACGCGCGGCAGCAGCGCGACTGTAAGCGTTGTGATTCATCGACCAGTCATCGGCACACCGTCTGCGGGCACGCTTACAGCAGTCGGTTCTAGCTGCACCTGGTCGGTGGTCGCGGAGGTTTGTCCGACGTATACCTTAATACCAATGACCGATGGCGCATTTGTCAACTGGGATTCCGATTTTGTTTTTCGAGAGAATGTCCAATGACGACTCCGATGGCAGCACTTGCAAGCGCAAGCATCAAGCATGGTGAATTTGTGCGCTTGACGACATCTGCCGCAACCTACACCTTTTGCAACGCAGCCGCAGCCATTACAGTCGGCGGAATCACGTTTACTGGGCTGGGCGGTTTGCTCAGTATTGGCGAGGTCAACCGGGAGATTCGGGCAACCTCGGGTGATATGGTCATAACTCTGGTGGGTATTGACCCTACCAATCTTGCGCTGGTGCTAGGCAGCAACATCAAAGGCTCAACGGTAGAGGTTTGGCGCGGCTTTTTTGACAGCAACAACCAAATCATTACGTCGCCGAGCACACAGTTTTTCCAGCGCTACCAGGGTGTTGTCATCAATATGTCGCTCCAGGAAGATTTCAACGCAGAGATGCGACAGCGCGTAGCAACCGCGTCGGTTGCATGCGCAAGTTTTCGTGAGGTGCTGGCCAATCGCATTGCAGGCGTACGCACAAACGCAGCGAGCTGGCAAGCGCTGTACCCGGCAGACACAAGCATGTCGCGCGTTAATGCAATCGCAGGGCAGTTTTTTGATTTCGGTTCGCCGCCGCAGCAAGGCTCACAAAGCGATCCTGCACAAGGCCCATCGCAAGCGGACATCGAGGAAGAAATGCGCAGGGGCGCGGCCTAAAAATGGCTAGGCTCGCAACACGTCACGACTTAAACGCTTGCAAAGCACTGTTGCGCGCTTATGCCGACGAGTTGGGCATTGCGGCGCTGCAACAACACAATGAGCTGCATGTCGAGCAGTTGTTTGCAGAGATGTTTGCTGGGCGGGGTTTTGTGTTGATTGACGAGCAAGCGCGCGGACTTCTTGCAGCAATGGTTGGGCGCAATTTCTGGAATCCTGAACTGCTGGAATTGCATGAGATTTGTTTCTATGTCCAGCCGGAGGCGCGCAAGCGGACGATTGGCGGAAAACTGTGGTTGCTCTTCAACAAATTAGCAGGAGAAATGCTGACGCAGGGCCGCGTGCGAATGGTTGTTTGCTCGCGCAATCAGGGCTTAGCAATTGAGCGGTATGGTTACAAGCCACTTCATACGATGATGGTGCGGGAATGCCAGCAAGCATAGTTTTGACGGCGGTCTTTGGCAGCACGATGAATGCTGCTATATTTTTTGCAAGTGTCGGGCTTGGAGCAGCAGGCCTGGCGGCTGCTACTTTTGCGATTAATTTTGCAGTGTCGTATCTTGTGACGCGCGCGTTTGGGGCAAATAAAGCGCCAAAGGTACAGGACATGGGTGCGAGGCAGCAAATGCCGCCTGCAGCAAATAACAGTATACCCGTCGTGTATGGCAGCGCTTGGCTAGGCGGCACTTTTGTCGATGCAGCGCTGACGGCTGACAACAAGACGATGTACTACGTTCTTGCCATATCGTCGATCTCAAACCATGCAACAGCAACCTTTAGCTTTGACACTACGAAGTTTTTCTATGGCGACAGACTTGTTGCTTTTGACGGTTCCGATCAGACTAAAGTGGTGTCGCTTACAGACGGCTCAAACAATGTTGACACAAAAATTTCTGGGAATTTGTTTATTGCACTTTATACCGCAAGCGCTGCAGGGGTTATAACCGCGCGCAACGGAGCAAGCGCTCCCAGCACTTATATGGGCGGCAATGATTTGCCAGCGGCGGTGCGATGGTCGGGCACGCGACAAATGAACGGTCTTGCCTTTGCAATCGTGAAACTTAACTACAACCGCGATGCAGACACCACAGGCCTCTTGCCGATTACCTTTTATTGTACGCATTTGCCGCGCGGCGGCGCTGTCGCAAAGCCAGGCGATGTTTGGCTCGACTACATGTCTGAGTCTAAGTACGGCGCAAACATGGCGGCGCTTTGCAATACCGCAAGCGCAACAGCGCTTAATAACTACAGCGATGAAAATATAACGTTCACTCCTGCGGGAGGCGGCGCGCTGCAGTCTCAGCCGCGCTACAGAATCAACGGGGTTGTTGACACGGGCCAGCCTGTACTCAATAACGTCGACAAAATATTAGAGGTTGCAGACAGTTGGATGGCCTATAACGCTGCGGCAGGTCAGTGGGCTATTGTCATCAACAAGGCCGAATCGTCAACCTTTAGCTTCAACGACAGCAATTTAATCGGCGCGATTGACGTTGCAGCGCTCGATCTGACGCAGCAGATTAACGCGATCGAGGTCGAGTTTCCCGACAAACTCAACCGCGACAAAGTGAATATGGTTCAGCTGTCAACGCCTGCAAACCTTCGGTATTCCAACGAGCCGGACAACAAACAAACCACGCGTTTTGAATTAACGAACGACTCGGTGCAAGTGCAGTATCTGGCAAACCGCCGTTTGGAGCAGGCGCGCGAGGATCTTGTCGTTTCAATCACCGCTGCATACCCGGCCATACAGGTCGACGCGGGGGACGTTGTTGACATAACGAACGCAGATTTTGGCTTTAGCGCAAAGCTGTTTCGTGTCATTCGCGTTTCGGAGGCTAGTCTGACAGACGGCAATCTTGGCGCAAAACTTGAACTAAACGAGTACAACGCACAGGTTTACGATGACGCAACAATCGAAGCCTTTACACCATCGCCAAACTCTAACGTGACGGCTGCGGGCTTTATCTCTGCCGCGAATGCACCAACCGTCACTAACGCTCAGCCAAATCAGCAGCCGCCTACTTTTGATGTTGTATGCACCATCCCGTCGACTGGGCGTGTGACGTTTTTGGCGCTGTACTACACCACAGTAGCGTCACCATCGGACACGGACTGGAAACTATGGGCGGTCGAGAATCTGATTAACGGCTCAACATTCACAAATGCAACAACGTACACCTTTAAGAATATTGTTCTAGCACCCGCGACATATTATTTTGGATTTTTGGCTGGTAACGATTTGGGTGCTGTGCGCAGCGCGGTCAGCGCAGCGCTTGTCTGGGGACCAATAACTCCTACAGGGCCAACAGGCCCAACAGGCCCAACAGGTTCCACTGGCAGCACTGGATCAACCGGCGCAACTGGGGTAACCGGTAACACTGGTACGCGTTCTGCGTCGGGTTTTATATATTATTATCAGTCCAGCGCAAACGCACCTGCAGCGCCAACAGCAAGCAACTTCAATTTCACAACTGGGCTGTTTAGTACGCTTAGTGCAGGTTGGAACACAACATTTTCGGCGCCTGCCCCGAGTACAAATGTTGCAACGCAGGCAGGATCAAAATTTTGGGCCGTGCGTTACGCAGTAAGCGAGGCAACTTTTGACGGCGCACAAACCGTGACAATTTCTGGGGTTTTTAATTGGACAAATCTTGACGGACTTGTAACCTTTACAAATGTCACAACAAGTTCTGGAACGACGTTCATTGACGGCGGAAATATCATTGCTGATACGTTAGAGGTTTCGCGAATCAAAAGCAGCGCTGCGAATATTCTGACTGGGCAACAATTTGGGCTAGGAGCTGGCGCAACTTATTTAGGTTTAAGTGCAACCGTTGCATGTCAAACAACACAAGCAAATAAATACGGCATATTAAGCGTAATTGATCACGCGTCAACACCGAGCTTCGGCCTTGTCGTAATTGCAAACAATGCTACGAGGGGCGCAGAGCTAATTTACCAAGGCACATTCAACGCAGCAAATTTTTTGGTTACGGCAAGTTTGGCGAGAGATCTTTATGCTGGCCGTTTTACTAATACTAAATACGAAAGCACGCTTTTAACCGCAAATTCTTCTGGTGCATCGATAAGTGGGACTACTTTTACCGAAGGCGCAACGTTTGGAGTATTCAGCGTTGGCATGGTTTTGAGTGGAACAGGTGTTGCTGCAAATACGAGAATTATTAGCGGTGCGACGCCCTCCTGGACGGTAACAAGGAGTCAAACAGTCGCTTCCACCACGATTACTGGTACTACAGCAAGCTCTGCACCAACTATTTTGTTAGCAACAGAATTTTATGCAGCATATTTAGAAAACGGCGGCGTTGGTCCATTTACTGGAACACATGATGCACTACTAAGTAAAGGCATACCAATAGATTGCGGGGATATTGTATGCGACACGGGCAAAGTAATAATTAAGGACGTACTCAACAACATCACATATGTTGAGCGCGCAACAATAGCCCAACAACGAGGCTGTGCTGGTATTTACTATCAGACATATGCTGGGGTGCCCGCGTCGTTATCAATGCTTGTACACGACCCGACTAATGGTGAGCGGCAATCAGTTCTTGATCCGCAATATTTGAGCGTCTTACAAGACTATGATGTCATCAGTATTGCGTCGCTAGGCGAGGGTCTAATTAACGTCTGCGCGGAGGGAGGTAATATTGCTTTAGGCGATTTACTCTGCGCAAGCAGCATGCCAGGCAAAGCAATGCGGCAAAGCGACGATATTGTGCGATCTACAACCGTCGCAAAGGCTCGTCAACCTTTTGAGTTTGCGCCAGGCCAGGCGTGGACGCAAATTGCGTGCATTTATCTATGCGGATAGCTGTTTACGCAATCGCTAAAGATGAGACGCAGTTTGCTGAGCGTTTTTATGCATCTGCCGCCGACGCAGATTGCATTGTTGTAGCAGACACAGGGTCGACAGACGACACTGCAGCACTGCTTCGCCAAGCAGGCGCGCAGGTCTATCAAATTGCAGTGCGGCCTTGGCGCTTTGACGTTGCGCGTAACGCAGCGCTTGCGCTTGTGCCTGCAGACGTTGATGTTTGCGTCTCGCTTGACTTGGACGAGGTGCTGCAGCCAGGTTGGCGAGACGTTGTTGAGTCAGTATGGCAGGCAGAAGCGACACGCCTCAAATACTTTTTCGACTGCGGCAATGGCACAAGCTTTCTGCGCGACGTTGTGCATGCGCGACATGGCTACATTTGGAAGCACCGCTGTCATGAGCTGCTCTACTCAGATGTAAGCATCAATCAGGTGTTTGCGCAAACCGACAAGGTTTTAGCGAGGCATATGCCCGACCACAGCAAGTCGCGTGGTCACTATCTTGATCTGCTGCAGGCCGAGTTGCTTGACGATCCAAACAACATGCGGGCACTGTTCTACTGCGCCCGCGAACTGTCATTCCGACATGACTGGCGCCGCTGTATTCAAACGTTTGAGCGTTATCTAAAACATCCTGACGCATGGTGGAGCGTTGAGCGAAGCTATGCGCTACGCACGCTTGGGAAGGCTTATGACGCGCTAGGCCAGCACGAGGTTGCGCTTGCGTATTTTCGTAGAGCGTGTGCAGAAGACCCTGATGTACGCGAGCCGTGGGTTGATCTTGCAAGGCATTGCAATATAAAAAAATTATGGGTAGAATGTGCATATGCTGCGGAAAAAGCAATATCCATAACACAACAGAACACCACTCATTGTGCAGACGCAGTTGCGTACACCGCGCTGCCCTACGACCTCGCTGCAATTGCTGCGTTCCATACCCAAAAGTTTGACTTAGCTTTTGTCCGCGCTCGCGAGGCGTGCAGTCACAATCCTGTCGATCAAAGGCTACGCGACAACATGATCCTAATGGCGCAATACGTCAAACGAGCGGCATAAATGGCTCAGAAGGTTATCCGAATTGTGCAGGGCGATAATTTGCCGCAGTTGTCTGTAGTGCTTACCGAAGACACGACAGGTGACCCTTTTGATCTGACTGGTGCGACAGTAACTCTGAGGTTTCGCGCTGTAGGCGGCGCCAATATTCTTTTTGCGCGCAATGCAATAATACCTGCTGCGCAGGCCATCAATGGCCAGGCATATTTCGTTTTTACAGAAGCAGATTTTAACATTGCTGCGGGTAATTACGAAGGAGAAATCGAGGCGTATTGGGCGCAATCGGATCAGCGACAAACAGCGTTTGAAACAGTAAAATTTAGGGTGCGTGAGGATTTTGCGTGAAGATTTCCACGACTGCGCCGATTATTGTTCTTACGACAAAGGTAGGAATTTTTTTGTTGTTTATTGAAAAAGCAGATAACGCAAACGTATCGGAAACTAAAGTCATTGGTGTTGGCAAGCCGACTCAGGATGCTTCTGCTTTACTTGATGTCTTGACCCGACATTTGATTAAACCTCAAGTTGACAATCTAGGTGCGCAAGAGCAGTACATTATAAGCTTCGCAAAGACCAGCGCTGACAGCGTGCACACAAACGACGCGCGAGTTATAACGCATGAGAAGCCCAGTGTTGACTCTGTAAATGTTTTGCAGCAGCTTGCAATCAACACGGCAAAGGTACAAAGTCACGTTGTAACAACGCAGGACGCGGCATTTAAAAGCATAAGCGTTGTTTTGCCCCAAAATTATGCAGTAGATTATTTTGCGCAAGACTATGCTGATGACGATATAGTTCCGCTAAGCGATGCACTTATAAAAACCAAGGGCAAGAGCTTATTGGATATTGTGCAGACAGCGGAAATTGTTATTAAAAATATTGACAAGCCGCAAAGTGACAGTCTTCATGTGCAGGAGTTGTTGCTTAAAAATCTTAATAATTTAAGGAGCAACAGTTTGACGATTGGCGATTCATCAATTAAATCGACAGACAAGGCGCTTTCAAACACAGCCCTGTGTTCCGAAGCGGGCGTGCTTATAAGCCAGAGTTATGTGGACAGCAACTTATATTTCAGCAGCGATTTTGTGGGAATTTCACAAGCTTTTTAGGAGGCTACTATGTTGCACGAAAGTATTGCGCTAGCGGGAGAACTTCATGTTGTTCTAACTAGCAGCGACGGCACAATAAAAGAAAATAGGCTCATACGAAACCTTGTTGTTAATGCCGGACTTGCTTACATTACGTCGCGAATGATAGGCACGGCTAGCCCTGTGATGACACACATGGGCCTGGGGTCGGGGTCTACCGCAGCGGCGCCTAATCAGACCGACTTGGTGTCTTTGCTTGGCAGCCGCGAAGCGCTAGACAGTGCAACGCAGTCTGGATCAAACAACGAGAAAGTTGTTTATGTTGCGTCATTTGAGCCAGGCGATGCAACAGGGGCGATTGTAGAAGCTGGCATTTTTAATGCGTCAAGCGCAGGCACAATGCTTTGCAGAACTGTTTTTGCGGTTGTTAATAAAGCAGTAGACGACACTCTAACGCTTACCTGGACCATTACTCTTGCAGCGGTGTAATTATGGCAACGATCACAACTCGATCAACGGCAGGCGGCGGCGCCACCGTAAAAGGCGCGCCTTTAACTAACACGGAGGTCGACACAAATTTTATAAATCTTAACACCGCAAAGGTTGAGACAGGCGGCGCTCTCGGTACTCCATCCTCTGGAGTTGTCACCAACCTCACCGGAACCGCATCGATCAACATCAACGGAACGGTTGGCGCGACGACAGCAAACACGGGCGCGTTCACCACCGCAACGCTGTCAAGCAATTTGACCCTCAACGGCGGCACAGCCAACGGCGTGCTGTTTCTTAATGGCAGCAAAGTGGCAAGCAGTGGGAGTGCGCTGACCTTTGATGGGTCAAGGTTTTTCGTTGGGACGACTGCGGTTACGACCTCCTCAAATCAATCTGGTGAGGTTTACAGCACTGGTGGAACTGGCTTTTTGTTTACCAATACTACCGCTGGAAACTACCCGCTATCGGTCAAGAACGAGGGAACATCAGGCACTCGCAACCTAATTAACTTCTTTGAGGGCTTGGCAGGCGGTACTGCAAGAGCCAACATCTCTCTTGATGGCTCAAGCAATCTGGTGATTACGCCATCCAACTCTTTGATCTTTGGTGCCAGTTCCTCCGAAAAAATGCGCCTCTCCTCCGACGGCACCTTCCGTGTCAAAGGCGCAGGGTCAGCAGGTACAACCGATGCGGTGCAGTTCAGCGGGAGTGCACCGGCGAATTCGTTAGTCCTCGACTCTTCCGGCAATCTCACTTTGAACGGCGGCACAGCCAACGGGGTGCTGTTTCTTAATGGCAGCAAAGTGGCGACGAGCGGGAGTGCGTTGACGTTTGATGGTACGACTAACAAACTTGGATTTCAAAATGCCGCTGCAAATGGGTATGCGTTCATTCAAAATACTGGTGCAGGCACAAATGTTGATTTGGCTTTCTATCAAGGTGCTACAGAAGCCATGCGTCTTACCAGCACAGGTCTGGGCATTGGGGCTTCAACTCCCTTGCAACTTTTGCATCTCAGTTCTGCATCTTCACCGAAAATTCAGATTACCTTTCAAGCGGTCGCCGCTGCCCAGATGGGTGTCGCTGCGGACAACGCCCTAACATTTGGTCTTGATACAAGCAACGGTTCTACTGAGCGTGCCCGCATCTCCTCCGACGGCACCTTCCGTGTCAAAGGCGCAGGATCAGCAGGTACAACCGATGCGGTGCAGTTCAGCGGGAGTGCACCGGCGAATTCGTTAATCCTCGACTCCTCCGGCAACCTGGGCATTGGGACGAGCAGCCCTAGTTCCTTTGTCACGCAAGGTTTGGCTGTCGTAAAAAACAGTAACGCTTCGCAGCCAATATGCAATTTTAAAAACCAAAGCTCTGGTGGCAGCGCCTCGACAAGTGTGGTCTTAACGTCTGATTCTGGGCAAACTCTTGATTTATCTATTACAGGCACCGGGTGGGGCAATTACGGTCTTTTCAAAAACCGTTCTGGGGTTATTTTTGCCTATGGTGACTCGTCTGCCTTTTTGTCAGTGGGCGGTCAAGCTGGGGTAATTTTTGGCTACGGCGCAAACCCCGGCGTCGAAGCTATGCGCCTCGACTCCTCCGGCAACCTGCTGGTGGGGACGACGAGTGCTAGTGGGCGAATTACATTAGGCAACAACACGGGTGGTGTAAACGGTTTTGTTTCCAATCAATCTACCGCAGGCGGCTATTCTTATCTTTCTGACGCAGTGAATAATGGAGGAACTTATTACCATATGCAGTTTAAGAAAGAAGGAACTCCTGTTGGAAGTATTACGTCAACTGGATCTTCTACGTCCTACAACACCTCCTCAGACTACCGCCTAAAAGAAAACATCCAGCCGATGCAAAACGCACTGGCAAAGGTTGCTGCACTCAAGCCCTGCACTTTCAACTGGATAGAAAATGGTAGCGCAGGGCAAGGCTTTATCGCACACGAACTTGCCGAGGTTGTGCCGGATTGTGTGACTGGCGAGAAAGACGCTGTAAACAAGGACGGCAGCATTAACCCGCAAGGTGTAGATGCCTCATTTTTAGTGGCTACGCTTACAGCAGCGATCCAGGAACTCAAAGCAGAATTTGACGCATACAAAGCAACCCACCCCTAAAAGGAAACATCATGGCAACTTTTGACTGGATCATCGAATGGATGCAGTGCAAGCCCACCGAAGGCCAATACACTGATGTCGTCATTTCCGCAGGATGGCGACTCAACGGCACACAGGACACCTACACCGCCACCATCTACGGCACCTGTTCATTTCCTGCGCCTAGCGATCCATTCACGCCTTATCCCGATCTAACGCAGCAGCAGGTGCTTGACTGGTGCTTTGCAAATGGCGTGAACCAAGAGGCATCCGAAAATCAAGTGCAGCAAATGATCGACAACCAGATCAACCCTCCGGTTGTTCAGCTACCCTTACCTTGGAGCGCCTGATGGAAACCGTGACACTCTCAACCCAACTGGTTAACGCGCTACTCCAATACCTTGGTCAGCAGCCGTATGTCCAAGTCGTCAACTTAATTGCGCAAATTCAAAAAGAAGCGCAGGAAAAGCCTCCAGCAGAGGAGTAGGGATGGACGCGCAGACGCTCATTAACGCAGCAATCGGATGCGTCTGCGCTGCGGCAGGCTGGTGGCTGCGTGTGCTTTGGGAGGCGCAGCAGCGGCTGCAATCAGATCTGCTGAAACTTGAAAAAGAACTCCCTCGACTGTACGTTTTTAAGGACGATTATCAGCAAGACATAGCTGAAATCAAGGCAATGCTCAACAAGATTTTTGACAAACTTGATTCTAAGGCGGACAAATGAAAAGGTTATTTATTATTCCTTTTTTGCTTACTGGCTGCGCTACGCATTATAACGCTTACACAAGCGCAAATGTTAAAATTGCTGAGGCGCGGGCACAGGCAGAAATTGCAAGAAGCACCGCTCTTGCTGACATTGCCAAGTCTAGCGACCCTGTTGCAAAAGTGGCAGCAGCGATGGGATTAGCGCTTTCTGCGCCGCAAGCGCATACACAAACCCTACAAGCACCCAAGGAACCAGCCGACTTAATTCTTCAGGCACTTGCAGTGGCCCTTCCAAGCATTGCACAGGTCTACGGCATTAACCGGCAGGTAGCCCTTGGTATGGAGCAGGTGCGAGGTAACGTTGCAATCCAACAAAGCGTTGGCGCAACCAGCGTTGCAAATACTGCGTCAACGAATAGCGCATTTACTGCAATCGCAAGCAAGATTCAAAGCAATAACACCACAACGACAACTACAACAACTTACCCAACGGAAATCGTTACTGTTGATAAACCGTTTGTTGTACAGCAAGACAAAGCGG